CCATCTGTTGCTTTTTAAATGTTTGATAATTCTTAGCATTAAAATTTTCCATTTGAGCACTGTATCTTTTTATGCCACCATATTGCGAACCTACATTCCAATTAGAATATAAATCTGTTCCAATATTAGCCCCACCTAATGCCATCATTCCGATTCCTATAGGGGCACCAATACCTGTACCTGCTAAGGCTGCTCCTCCAGCTAATAAGGCCAAATTACCAGGACTTCCCATCAACATACTTGTTGCTTTGCCTGCTGCGTCTAAAACTCCACCTGCCCTTTCAAATCCTCTTGCACTCTTGGCAGACGATAAAGCTGTAGAAGAAAATCCAATTCTACCAAGAGAAGCTACGTCTTTACCATAAGCTCCCGATAATACATCATCAAATCTTCTATTGTACATTGTATTAGCCATTGAAGCTTGCACACTTAATATATTAGTAGGAAGGGTTGAACCCCAAGATTTTACTAATCCTCCAGCATCAGATACCATACCTCCAACAGCGTCATATTTTTTAGCAGATTCTGCAACTTTTTTATTTAATTTATCAAATTCATCACCTAATGCTTTTGCTTGTTTTTGTAGATCTTTTATTGCCTGAGTAAATTGTGTAGCATCTCCTTTGTCGGCACCAAAAGGATTTTTCAAATTTCCAAGGTCACTTTGTAATCCCGCTATTTGATGTTCTTTTAGTCCCTTTAACCCACTATACTGTTTCATAAGGCCAACTCTTTCACTAAGACTAGAGCCACCATACGAACCTGATTTTCCAGTTGTACCTTTATATGTATTTATTTTATCAAGCATACCATGAATATTGGCAGTTTGAGTATATAGGTCATTTCCTGTTCTTCTGTTTATTCTTTCAGCATCTTTGGTTGCTGCAATATCTAATTGTGCGGTTTCAATTCCTTCAAAAGCTCCTCTTAAACTACCAATTCCCCCTTCCCATCCTATTCTATGTATTTTATTAGATAGTTCTGTTAATGTTCCAACTGCAGCCTGACGTTTATCTGCTAAATTGACACCACTTCTTAGCATCTCTTCTGCTCTAGTTCCAGCTAGAGAACTTCCCATAAGACCCCTAGCTTGAGATATTAATCTTGTTGGGGTAAGATTCTGGTTAAACATTGCATTGATGCTTCTTTTTGCCATAGGAGCCGCATGTGGGTCAGATAAATAAGGGGCAAAACTATTATAATTATTTAATTTTGTTAAATTGACATTATCAGGAATAGAGACGCCTTGTCTTCCTAAAAAATTTACTATTCTATCAATATTTCTTTTAGCCATCGAAGGTCTCCGTTATATCTTCTCCAAACGTTTCCCCTAACGAGTCCCTTTCATTTTCAATAAGTTTTTTCATCCATTCTATATCGGCTTCTGATATCTTTTGTTCATCATCACCAGTTAAGAATTTTTTATTTTCTTCTTCTTCTTGTTTTTCTGCCCACTCAGCTGCTTTACGATAAGGCTCTGTTTCTGCCTCTTCTTCTGCATCTTGTTGAGACTTCATTTTGTTAATATCTCTTACCATTTTATCATAGTATTCATAGATAAGTTCAGGAATAGTGTATGATAATAACAGTGGGTCCTTGTAAGGCCTATTATATGTAGTAGACCACCAATTAATTAGATATTTTTCGAAGTCATCGTAGAGCTGAAAGAAAGGCTTATCAGTGCTCTTCTTTACGAGTTCTGTTATCAGTTCTACGATTGAATAGGGGGGTTTTGAGAACCACTCCCTGTCTCTATCTTTTTACCAGCTTTAGTGGCTAATGTGTTGTTCCAGTCGTTTACTGCATCTATTACTTTTGAGTAGATATCAAAAATAACATTATCATCAAGGAGGTCTTTTCCATTATTGGACTCTTTCCACCAATTTGGAGATTCTATCACTCTCACCTTAAGTTCAGCAAGAATAGTAGAAACAGTCTTTAATTCAGGAGAAACATTTACTAGATCACTGGAAAGTTTAGTCTTTTCAGTCTCTAGTTCAATCTTTTCCCCGATTGTTAAGATTGTCTTTACAGTAAAGTCACCTTTATAAGCCTGCGTTGTAATTTCGCCTACTGAATCAATAAAAAAATTACTTGTTCGATTGGGTAGCATAATCCCTCCGTTTTAATATCTTCTTACAGAGTATATTATACTATTTAATTTGATAATAGAGATAAATAATTGGTACCATCATCGCCGGCTTCCTGCCAACCAATGGCTTCCCAATTAAACATAGTTTGAGATATTTGTTGAGCTACATGCTGTTCTGCTCTAGAAACAATAACAGCTTTATTAACACGTAATAATACTAAATCAGTAACAATATCACGTACTTCTATAGTTATATATTTATTTAATAAAAAGGTAGATGCATTGGGTTGTAAGTGTAGGCCAGATAGACCCATACCAGGAACCACAAATCCACCTATCTGTCCTTTAACACTTATAAGCATTGGGGCTATTTCAGTGGGAAGAACAGAGTCTATTACATATATAGGTTTAAATGTAGTATCAATAGTCCAGGAAACAGTATTTGCAAAGGTAGCAATCTTTCCATTGATTCTAATTATAGTTCTAGCCCCACCCATATATAGGCCTTGGTTCTTTAAAGAATATATGCTATTAGCTTTAGATATGTCTGCCATTATACGTTCCTATTATCTGATATAGGAGCCCATGTCTCTCCATCAGTTTTAGAAGAATCATTAGATAATGCATCATCATCCAAATAGCACCCCATAAACATTATATTTTGAGTTAATAAGTTGCGTTTGTTAATAACTGCATCACTAGCCAGTATCTTGCACTTATGCACCTTAAAGACCATCTTGTCATCTGCCACGCCACCTTCTAGCTTTTGATATACCTCTATATTAAAGAACTCTGCTTCTCTTAAAGCACTTAAAAGAAAAGAGCTTGGAACATAGTTTTGTACACTATTGCCAGAATTAGAAACATGTGATGGAACTTTTACTGGAGAGTCTTGTGAAGTGTAATAATTTTTAACACCATTGATATATCTTATTAGAGTAAAACTACCAACAATATCATATGATTGCGTTTCAATTGTTTCTGATTCATACATACCCAAAACCTTAGGGGCCATGCCTACTATTCTTTGTGTTATGGCAAAGTCTGAGGCATAGCCACAGACCTTACCATTCACTATAATTTTAGCGTTAGCACCAGTTAAGAAAAAGGGCTTGAATCCACTATTATTAGGCATATTCCCCTTCTTTATCCATTAAGCCTGACTTAGGTCGTCATCTCCAGAATAGCCTGTTTCTTCCATCATTCCTTCGTCTACAAATAGAATACCATCAAATGTATATCTTTCAAACCATATACCACGTTTATCTAACATAGAAGATCTGCTTGTCATCCTGCAATCTGTAACCCTAAAGGCTTCCTGTGTTATCAATTGTCCACTCTGGTCAGCTTTCTGTGCTACATAAAGGTCACATGTTTGTGAAGCAAGTATCTTAGCAGGGTTAAAGTGTCCAGTAGCCCACTTCTCAGGTCTGTTACCAGATTGATTAGCGTGACTAGGAACTTTCGTAGGGGCAGCTATTTCATAAGCAAATTTGGTGTATCTAACAACATCCATACTTCCACTAACAAAATAAGAAATAGGTTCATGAGATATTACTTCATAACGACCCATTACTTCAACAGGAATAGTAGGGGTAGCAACTGCATATGACGTATTTGCAGCATAAGCTACGATAAGACCATTCCAAACTACTTTAGCATTTGCACCCGATAAAAAAAGCGGTTTTAATCCAACATTATTTGCCATCTGATTCTCTCCTTTTTGGGGTTCGGTTCCCCATACCTAGATTTTTTTTAAGCCCTAGTAGGGGCTCATAAAGATAGTATAACATAGGAATTATTAAAAGGATTAAAGATGTTTAATATATTTTGCTTGGCCTGAATCATAAACCTTATATAGGCCGAGTTCTTGGGCATATTCTTTTTCAGACAGACGACGCTCATCCATGTTGGCTTTGCAAGATAGACGATTGTAAGTTTTTTTATTATCAGTCCACTTCCAACCAAGGGCAACTCCTTCTCTTTTAAAACCCAATAATTCTAATGATTTGCCTGTTGCATATCTTAAGTCTACAAAAGACTGAACAAAAGAAGGATGTTGTTGTCGTATAATATAATTTATCAGCTTTCCAACTCCACCAACTACTATGGTGTTGTGGATAGTGGCTAACCTTGATATATCAATTCCATCTTTATATTTTTTATAAGAGGCACACATAACTAGATTGTTGTTCAAATAAAGGCCAATAGCTTTTGAGCTTTTTAGGGGGCCCATTAGGTGATTGGTTTCAAAAAAAGAAAAAGCTTCTTTATTAGAAATCTCTTTTATCTCAGTTTTTCTAGCATGAATTTTAGTAACATCTTTACCCATAGTGATATTAATCATAGAAAGGACAATATCAAGTTTTTCGTTGAGTTCATCTTCACGGATTTGAATAAGACGAAAACCAGCACCCTCATAGTTTTCTCTTTTTTCAAAGTGATAGTTATGTTTTTTGTTCTCTTCTGAGTGCCAATATAGACCATCTATATCTAAATAGATTGTTTCGGTTAACTTAAAATCGGGGCGATATCTTTCATTGTTTTTTGTTAGTATTTGCTTATTGTAAAAATCAATGCCAGTTTCTCTTTCTACCATATATTCTATATTTGTTTTTTTTCGTATATATCCATCAATGTAGTCTTGAGCTGCCTGAGGACTTTCATTATCAAATAAATCCATAACAATTTTCTTATTAGCTTTGTTGTTTATACAATATGAATTTGCAAACTTACCATTAGGCAATACTCTAAATTCAGGAGGAGAATAATTTTTAAGATACATTTCTAAAGAAGCTAGCCCAAATTTTTTATATATTTTTAAAGCATTGCAGTGAGGAATACTATTACTTTTACAATAATGGTGTAAGGTTACTCCACTAGATAATACTATAATGGGTTTAATTGAATGATTATTAACATAATTAAGGAGCTCATCTATCCCATATTCTTTATATATTTGTTTAGCAGGACCAATAGAAATTCCCCTTTCTTTACATACAAATGCAAGACTTTTTCCATTAGGTAAAATTATATGATTTTTTTTATATTTTTCCGTATAATTCTCAGGAACAGAATAAAATTTCATGCTACAAAAAGTAGAGCAAAAAACATTTTTATTTGATTTAATTATAGAATCAAACCTTTCTACTTCTTTACCACAAAAGGCACATTTGTATTTTTTTAAAGCTCCTTTAAAATTAGGATTAGTTTCTCCTTTAAGCGAAATATAATAGCAAGGATGACAGTATTTTGGATATTCTGATTCACCTTTACCTATTTTTGTAGGTTTGCCACAGATTAAGCATTTTCCTTGGGGGCGACCATTATTATTTAAAATATCAATTTTATATTGTTCTTTAGTATAAAAATCAGAACAATGTGATTTATAATGTCTACACATAAGGCCATTTAATTGTTTTGTTTCTAAATTACACAGATGACATTTATAGCTCATACTCTGTATTGTATCATATTGTTAATAAAAAGTATAGCTTTATTTTTAATATTTTATATTAAAAGACAAAAACGCCAACCTAGAATAAGTAAGTTGGCGTTTTAATTAGCTATTTATAAATGTATGATTATGCTTGACTGGATGCTCTTTGTATTAATGATGTAGTAAACACAAAATCTATTCCTTCAACTAGCTTGACAGTATTACTTACATTTATTGTATTTCCTACTATGCTAACAATAAGATTTTTAAAACCTTGAGGAGCATCTGATGTAGAAACCGTTATACCTTCATTAAGATAGGTATTTAAAATACTAGCACATGTTGATTTAACGGAACTAGCAGATACTGTGTTCTTAACACCTACGTATATATTCTCAAGTTTGGTTCTATAGTCATATGTATAGACGTCTCCAGCATATACAACGTTGGCACGATTATAGTACCAGTTACTGTCTGTGCTATAAGTTGTGTTATCAACAACACATCTATATCCACCAGAAGCAGGCTTTTCAAGGAATGTTATACCAGCTAATATGGCAGCACTCTTCTGTGTTCTTGGGTCAAAATCTATCACAATGCTTGCATCATCTGTTGTCATTGCCTGAGAAGTCTGTCTTATCCCTGCACAATTAAAACCCTTATGAGTTAGAGGCGTTCCTACGGAAGCACCCATTCTAGCCCCTGCTAGTAAGCAACTAAGTGCCCAAGGCTGGTACCACATTAATCCACCAACAGAAACACTAGACTGTTTAATGTCTTGTATTGCAAGCTGAATTCTAAAATTATTTAATCCGTATGCTATACTCTGGCTGCTAATAAAAGTGTTCTTATAAGATAGATAAGCCTGTCTTTCTGAACGATTTGTAGTTGTAGCCATACTTATTACATGGTTAACAACAGCCTGATGAACCCCTGATATTGTATAAGTAGAACCAGTGTCAGTTAAAGAATCTGCTATATCACTTGTTGCATCTCTAGAGAATAGAGGAACTATAGCGTTTACTCTAACTGCTTCTAGTTTACTTAAAGCGGTAGTTATGTCTGCAGTTAATGTAGCTCCTATTACTCCACCTGTCATAAATTTTTCTACTTTTCCGTCATAAAGACCCTTAAGTAGAAATGTAGTTCCTGCATTTAAATATGAATTGTTAACGTCTAAAAACTGTAAAAAGTCATAAGCATCTCTCTTTATTCTTGTAGGATATCCAGCTGTACTTATTGCGCCTATGGCTGATATTTGGTCAAGAGAGCTTAAAGGAAGAGTAACATCTGAATTTGTAACAGAAGCGGCTCTCCAGTTAGGAAGAATATTGATTGCTGCTATCAGGTCTCTAATTGTTGTAAACTGAGACTTAGTAAAAGTAACTGTAGCTGGAGTTAGTCCACCTGTAGAAGTTAGAGTTATTGTTGTAGTTCCTACTGCAACTGTAGCTGCGGTAGCAGTTGTATCTCCATAACCTATTGCTAAAGCAACATTTCCGCCTATCGTTAGAGAAGTAGAGGTGTTATGTTTTGTATCTTTTATTGTACATAGAGCTGCAGGCTCTGTAGGAAGAGCGGTCCCAGCAGTTATATGCATTTTTGCTAAAGGTGTTCCAGATATATTTTTTATTTCCATTGATCTTCCAAAACCATCTCTATGATGATTCTGAACTGTTATCTGTTTAAAAGACAATATTGTAGCAGCAGCAGTTCCTGTTGCATCCATTGTAAATAAAGTAGCAGGACTAGTTGTCCAATTGCCAGCTGTGTTTAATGCTCCAAGAAGCTGAGTTTGTGTATTCCAAGTATTTGCTCCTGCTGGAAAAGTGAATGTATTTAAGGCACTTCCATTTACCTGTACACTGAATGATTCAGCAACAACAAAAGGAGTAGCAGTTAAATCTATTGCTGTACTAGATGTAAAAGTAGCTTCTGTTTCGTTAGTCATTACGTTTTTAACTGTATAAAAATTACCATCAACTCCATATACATCGCTGTAAAGAGTAGTAGCGGCATCAACTCCATTAGCTAGAGTCAGTGTACCAGCAGCAGTACTAATTGTATTTGCTGTGTAGTAGGCATTTGTTGGCTGATATTGTGGAGAAACAGAAACTAGAGCGCTTGCTGCAGGACTAGCCTGTATAGCTGCTATAACAGCTGCAGGAGTTGTTACTCCATTTGCTGCAGTAACTGTAATTGC